GTCACCTTGCAAAGCAACACCGCCACCGGCATTTTGTCCAATTGCCACTGCTGTTGATCCTTGGGTGGCGCCAGCATTTTGTCCAATTGCAACACTTTGATTACCTTGACTGTTCAGTCCAGCACCTTCGCCAATGGCCACAGAACTTATGCCTTGAGCATCAAACCCAGCCGATGAACCAATGGCCACAGCATAGACGCCTTGAGTGGTGTTACCACCAGCATTTAAACCAATTGATATGGCGGCGCCGCTTTGGCCGCCAGCACCGGCATTTTGTCCCAGGGCTACGGCCGCATTGGCCTGCCCGTCAAATCCGGCATTTTGACCTAACGTTATAATAGTAGGGCCCGACGCACCAGTTTTGTTGCTCAGCAGTGCCCAGGTTGTTGCACCACCCGGTGTGGCCACTGCTGTGAGGTCGCCTAGTGCGTTGCCCACATACACAATGCTGGTGGTTTGATCTACCACAAGTTCGCCTGGTCTAGCATTTCCGTCGTATTCAGCCAAGGTAACTTGGGCGTTGTCCTTCATTGCGGCACGTGAAATGCCGGTGATGTTGTCGTATGGTGGTGGTGGATTGGCCATTGGTTAGTTCTTTATCATGTGACGACAGGGGTTACTGTGACTATGACACTTGGACTTGCTGGAGATCCAATCACAACATTTGCTGCTATGGTTGGGAAGCTAAAAACAGTTGAACTGGCAGCATAGGCTATTTCATAATAGTCACCTACGGAGGTCACATTGGCAAGAATATTCCAACTTTGCACCACTTGAAGATTTTGATCTAATGTCACAAATCCTGCGCTAGCTGGAACGGCTGTGCCATTTTTCTTGAACCATATGTATGACGAAGCAGTGGTACCACCACCAAGAGCCTTGTCAACCTGTGCGCTGAACTGAATATTGTAAATTCCAGTTTGATTGATAATAACACGACTATTGCTGGCGCCTGTTCCCAACACCACATTATTACTAAAGTCGGTGCTGTTGAATGTAAACCGATATTCAGTGTTGGCACTTGCCACAGTTTGTGAGGCATTGCTTGAAAATTGTCCGTATGCTGGAGTGATGCCGCTGCTACTAATTGCAGTAAGTTGACCAGCATTGTTACCAATATAAAGTGCAGGAGGATCAACCACCAGATTAACAACTAACTCGCCTGGACGAGCATTGCCGTCATAACCAGCCAGTGTTTCTTGTGCGTTGTCCTTCATCACAGCACGTGAAATGCCGGTAATGTTGTCGTATGGTGGTGGTGGATTGGCCATGATCTAAATATTCCTTGTTGGAGTATTTAGCTACAGATTCAATAACCGTTAAAGGGCTTGACTGGGCTGGTGTGATTTACCAAGCTAGGCTCTAGACTGTTGGGTGTGCTTACTTGAACTTTTTTAGCAGGCAGTCCAGCCATTTTTAATGCTTGATCAATCACTGGCTCTACTGAGGCATCAAAGCCAGCAACCACTGCTTCTTCTCCAAATGCTGCTGCTGCGCTCCAGGCAGGCAACCGGTCGGTAATGCCATCTGTTCCAGCGTCACTTCTGGCACGAGCCACAGCCACTCCCAGTCTATAGATTTGATAAGGGTCGCTGGACTGTACTCCAGGCAACACAAACACATGATTCATGGGATCAGCTTGCTCTGGCGGCAGGGTTGTTTGTTCTGTGATAAACTCACGAGCTCGCATCAGTAGCCTTTGAATGCCTGCATGGGACTGGTGGTGTTTACAGCAGGATGTTCTTGAGATTTTAAATCACCGTGATTCAGATCTTCGTGATGACTGCCCACAGCCTTGTATGCTTTTGTCAGCATGTTTTGTTCTTCTTGAGTGTATGGCACAGCAACATTGTTACGGCCTGCCCAGCTTTCGCCATCAACATCGGGAACAAAGGTGCCGTCAGTTGAGGCCACTGCCATCATGATTCTGTTGAGTTCGTACACGCGGTCAGCAAACTTCTGATCACGAAACTTGTTCAACCCCACAGTGGCGTTTTGATTGCGTCTGCTAATCTGGCCAATATGGGCTTCTGCAATGAACTCATTGGCTCGCATTAGCCGTTGCCTATGCCATTCTCGCCAGCGGTTGCAGAACTGGCTGTGCCAAGTTCCTGAATAGTGACATTGCCACCTACCACTGTGAGCTTGTTGCCCACGCCAACATAGATGTCTTGACGACTGTTTGACGGAACTGCAACGGCATTGCTGTAGATGTTGCCCACTGCCGTGCCTGCATTGGCCCAGTTGCCTGTGCCTGGATTCTGGTACGTGAGTTGCACTGCTTCGACCTGGAAAGTCACTGTGTTGCTGCCTGTACTGATGCGAGCTTTGTCTGTGAACCAGGCCTGTGCTGATGCGGTTGTGTATACATTTGCTTGAGGCATTATTTGCTACCTTCAGGTGGTTGACTTACCACAGGCTGATACAGGTGTGCAGCTTGATACATCACTCCAGGAATTTCCACAGGAGTTTGCTTGACTGTGGCAGGGGTAAAAGCTGGTGGCACATATCCACTGGCTTGATTACGTGCTAGGTCAGCTTGAATCTGTTCATATGATTTCATCATGATATTATCCTTTGTATGCTTTCCACTGATTGGTCAATGTAAAAATACTTTCTCGAACTTTTTCCATGTCACCGTCACCGTCAAGGTCAGCTTCTTTTTTTCCATCAGCACGGGCCTTGGCCAAGTTGCCAGTGAACTTGTTGCCTTCTTCAGTTTTTTCTTCGTCAACTGCTTTTTTCTTGACACCAGCCATTTCCATCATTCTAGCAATGGGATCTTGTTCTTCGTCGTCGTTGCCGCTATACCAGTCATCTGTGCCGTATGCTTCTTCCTCAGCTGCATCAGGATCCATACCGCTGGCTGTTAGATCATGGTAATGATCCAGTCGTTCTGCGTCACTTGGACCTTGGCCTTCGTTGGTGTACTGACGCTCCTCTTGGCTGGCAATCACAGGAACAGTAGTTTGCCCAGTTGACTTGGGTTTGTTCAAGCCACCTGAGTATTCAAAGTTGTCTTGTGCTGTTTCAGTGTTGGTTGGATAATCAGGCTGATTCATGGACACTTCGTGCATTTGTTGCTCGCTGCCGTAGCTGCTATCACCACCGCCAAGTCCAGCACTCTTCAGCAACAGAGCCAACTTTGTGGCGTCGTCATCTGTTGCTGTTACTGTTAGGCTGCGAGTTGGACCACCGTGATCGTCGTTGTTCATGCTCATGTTGATGCTCATGCTTTCAGCAATCATGCCTTCTAGTTCGCGATTCATGCTGTCATAGATGCCCTTGCCAAATGTGAATCCGCCGGCGCCTTTGGCGGCCTTGGGAGCCGCGGCACTTGTGGCCACTGACCCACTAGTGGTCGACTCTTCGACATCTTCTTCTTTGTTTTTCTTGGCTGCTTTTTCCGGCAAGCCCTTGTGCTTGGTGCTGGCAAAGTCTTCTGCATCACCTTTTTTCATTGTCTTGGCTACCTTGGCAACTTCTCTTGACGCAGGCTTCTCGCCTTTCTTGGCAGCACTGACCATGCCCATGAAGCGTTGTTGCTTTTTGCTCACTGCTTTTTCGGCAATGGGTTCTTGATCATCATCCATGTCCATGTCGTCTGCCTGATTCTGCATGTAGTCATCCACAGCAGTCATCATGCTTTCAATCTTGGCCAACTTGGATTGTACCCATTCTGGCAGGTTGTCATTGTCGCCCAGTATTTTTTCCAGGGCCTGCGCATGACGCACCACAGTCTTGATGCTGTCCTTGGCCATGTCGCCTTCTTGATCGTATTCGCCTTGATCTTTGGGATCCAGATCATCTTCGCCTACCATTTTGTGCTTGGTAATTTTGCCAGTGAATGGTTTTATTTTGACTTTGTCTCCAAATGCACTAAAGTCTGGTTTCATGACTTCGCCTGTGTCGCTGTCAGCATTTCTCTTGGGACGCCCACGGCCACGTGTGCCTTGACCAGCAGCCGCTGCGGCTTTTTTCTTGGCAGCAATTGCCTTGGCATCATCTCGGTCACCATCATATTCGGTGCCGTAGGTGCCTTTGTGAATGCGGCTGCCAGATTTTTGTGCTTCAGGTTCTCTGCGACTTTTGTAGTCAAACGCATTACCGGTGCTGGCTTCATGAACTTTATCAACGTCGGGTCTGGAACCCAGGTAAGTGAAACGATTTGTGTCATCCCAGTCTTGGAAGGCTGCTTTTGCTTCTGCTGCGCTGGTAGCTTTGACTTGAGTGCTGTATGATTTGCCTGGTTTGTTAGGATCTTTGTAGGCTACAGTATAAGTTGTGGCGCCTTGAGTTTCGTCCATGGATTTTTTACCAGCACCCTTGCGCAACATGGCAAAGTCGTTGGCATCCAGACGGCCGTTGTCGTTCTTGTCCAGTTTCTTTTGGCCGCCGCTGAGTGCGTTCTTCATTGCTTCGGCAGCAACGTCACCTAGCATTTCATCAACTTCTTTCTTGGCGCCAGCAATCTTGTCAGCAAAAGTGATCTTGTCTGTTGGAGGTGCAAGAGCTGCAAAACTTTTTTGTCTAGCAGGACTCAATTTTTCTTTGACTTGTTGCTCTCCGCCACGAACTTTGTCACGGCCGGTAAAATAATCATACTCATCTTTTGGGTCAAGTGGTGTAGAACCTTTGGATAATTTTGGATTTGGCTCGCTGCCTGGCTTCATACCAGTTTGTGGCATACCAGACTTCTTTTGCAAGTCACGGATCATGTCTTCGTCTGAGCCATGCAGTGTGTCCATTGCTTTGCCAGCTACTCGCTTTACAGCACTGCCAACTTTGCGAGCCATATCGCCAAAGCCTTCATCCACTTCTGTGTTGTCATACTTGTCGTATTTGTTGCGGATTGGGTCAAGAGCCTTACCTTCACGTCCGGCCTTGGCCAGGGCTTCCATGCCTTCTTTGCCGTATTTTTCGTAGCCCTTGGCAGCACGGCTCATGTCACGTTCATTCAATTGCTTGTGTGTGACTTCAGGTGTGGCGCGGATGCCATCTAGTTTTTTGTTTAGGTCGTAAAAGAAACTCATTTTTGTTATCCTCTTGGGTTGGCGCCAGTGGCTGGCTTGGGTTGACGCTTGATATTGGTCATTGGGCTCTTGTTGCCCATTGGCAATTCATTTGTGGTTTTTGCTGGCGGTGTCTTTCCTCCAGCCACAGTAAAGTTGCTACGGTAGGCATTCTTTAGCACTGCATGATCGTATGGACCAGTTGCATAGTCTTTCTTCAGCGCACGTTGTTGTGCATCATCTGCTGGATATGTGGGGTCGTCCAACAGGTCTTTGTTTTGACTATCAATCTTGGACATTTCCTCATCCATACTTTCTTCGTAGGGTGTGGTCATCATCACAATTCGATTGGGATCCAGACCCAGCAGTTGCGCCAGTTGTTTGATTTGTGGTTCAACAGCTGGATATCGAAACTCCACATCAACCAGACTCATGGGTTGATTGGGAAAGGCTGGAAAGTCCGGCACTACTTTGCGCACTGGTGCAGTTTTGGCGTCAGACATTTTGACAATGTCAAACTGATTGCACTTGGATTTAAGTTCTTTAAAAAAGCCTGCAGGTACGTCACCCACCACCTTGATGCGGTAGTTGTATGTGCGTTCACTTTCGGCTAGATATCTTGCAAATGGTTTTGTCATATTGGGTATCCTGTTGTATATTTATTCTTTTTCAGCAATTTGGTCTTTGCCAAGAATGCGATCCAGCAAGTCGTTGCGGCTCAGAACCATGCCTTCCGCAGTTTGTGGGGGTACTAGGCCCGAATCCGCAGCTTTGGAATCCAGGGCTTGTTGTTGTTGATCCAGTCGCATTTTTTTCATCTGCAGATCAATCATCTTGAGTTTTTTGTCCAGCTTGGCTGTTTTTGCTGTGATAGCATGGCCCAGCATGTTGCTGGCCACACCAAAGATCTCGCTGGCAAAACGGCTGTCCACCTGCATGCCAAGATCCATTAGATCTTTGTAGCTGCCTTTGGCCATGTCACTCAGCTCATCCATTTCGGTGTCTGTGGCGTCTAGTCCACGCACTGCCGGAAGTGCATTGTCGATCTTGTCAATTGTGGAATCAAGTTCTGCCAGCATTGCTTGGTTGACTGCAATGGCAGGAACTTCAGCGTCTATTTCTGCCGCAGATGGTGGGAGATCAAAGAGCTCTTCAAGTTTTCTTGTCATACCCTATTTAGTGGCTCAGCAGTCGGTTATTATCGTTTGCTGCCTTGATGAAAGATGTCGTTTTCTGTGATCACACGGAAGGTCAGCCCTTGTGTTTTGCACCAGGCTGTGGCGGCGGCCCATTTGGCATAGTTGATTGCTACCACAGCGCGGTCACGGCTGTTCATTTTGCTTTCAATTACACTTTGATTTTTGGGTTTGATTTCAATCAGTTCAGCTCGCATGGTGTTTTCCCTGGTGCGGTAAGTGATCAAAAAGTCTGGAAAATATCTGTGCATTTTGCCATCAAGTGGATGACGATAGGGAATGGCCACACACTCTGAGCCCCATTGCAGCACATTGTCGTTGTTGTCTAGAAAAGTCATGAACACCTGTTCCCAGCTGCTGCGCCAGGTCGGGGGCCGATTACCTACATATTTTTTTGCATTTCTCACTTGAAAAATGCCTTTTGAAAAGTTAGCCATGCTTGCCTAACCTTTATTGAACTACATTTCTAGCAGCGTAAAAGTTTGCAGTCACAGGCACGCCCACACCCAACAAGGTAGCACGGTTTCTAATGGTGTTCAAGTAATAGGCCAAGGTAACATTGAGATTCATGCCTGCAGTGCCTTCAAATCCCTGCAACAAGGTCAAGGCCGGAACTCCTGTGTCTTCTGCCACTTTGAACAGGCTCACAGTAAAATTGTCTGCTGCCAGTTTTGTGGTCATGATTGATTTGAAGTAGCTGTTGACCACATCATATTCAGCCGCAGGAACGTTTACATCATATTCATAAAATGCATCAAACACTCGTACTGTTTGATCTAGATTGGTATTTTCGTAGTTGATACTGGCCATGATTATCTTGCGTTGGTTGGTGGAGTTTGTGGTGTTGGGAAGAACATGCCAGTTGGCCGACCTTGTACTGCTCTTACTGCGCCTGGTATTGCCCCTTTGATGGCATTGGTGCCCAGGGCAGTTGCTTCACTCACGGCCAGGCTCTTGATATTTTTGCCCTTGAACGTGTTGTAGGCTGTGCCAGCTTTTTGTGCTGCACCAATAAGTCCCAGTACACCACCGCTTTGTAAGTCTTCCAAGATACCACCTCCTGCATCCAGTAGGCCGCCTTGTCCAAACACTGTGGATCTTGAACCAGCACGGCTGATTGGACTCAGAGTTTGATCATAGTGTGCAGGATCAGCAAAGCCTTGAACATTGGTGTCAGGACGTTGATTGCCCACAGCACCTGAATAGTATTTCACAGTTTCGTAGGCTATGGTCATGCTGTTTTGCATCACACCAGCGCCTTCGCTATAGTTGTATTGGTCGTGACTCCAGTTGGTAATAATGGGATTGATCAACACATACTCTGCTGTCTTGTGCTGGTCCATGCCGTAGATTCTGATGTCTTTGAAAAAGGGCGGCTTTCCCGACTGTGAGCTTGTACCGTCGTTGTAGCTTTCGCCCACATAGCCCCAGTCATTGACATCGCCAATTCGAGTGTCGTTGTAGATATCTCTGTTGTTGTAGCCAAACCCTTTTTGCAAGTTGGCACTTTCGCCTATGCTGCCGTTTTGACTGTTGGGTTCTAGATAATTTTGGCTGGGATCTTTGTAGTAGTAGCTGTAGTAGTTGTACCACAGTTTACGAGAGTTGTCGCCGCCATCGTCGTGGAACGTCACTGTGACAGGATCATAGTTGATCTTGGTCTGTATCACTCGCTTGCGGTTGTACTGATTGAGTGTTTCAGCTGCAACAGTATACTTGGGCAGGTCCACAGTTTTCACAAGATAACTGAGACTGGTAATTTGATTCACACCTGCCAGTTGACTCAGTGCGGGTATTTCAGCTGTGTTCAACGTGAAGCTCACGTGAAAAAGAAACTTGAACCTGGGTTTAAGTTCGTATGCGTTGCTAGTAAAGGTTTTGCTTGCGTGAGTGTAATCACGCAAGCTATCCGCTGCTGTGAATCCCTTGAAGAATTCCTGGCCAAATGTTGGCATTATTATGCGCCTTGACCAGCACCTGTCACAACGTCACCGAGTGTTCTGCCAATTATGCCACCAATACCGCTGGTGTCTAGACTGTTAGGTCCAAGTTGTGCAGCGTTGTCATAGGCAATGGTCATGTTGATTGTTACACCTTCGTTGGTGCCATAATTCAGTTCGCCGTAGTCAGCACCTTTCAGGTAGCAACCGTACAATTCCCAGGCTTCTAGTACCACAGGAGCAGAAGCTCCATTGCCACCGTCTAGTATTTCAATCTTGGTCAAGAACTTGTAGTCAATACCTGAAGCAGCACTGGCCATTTCCAAAAAGTCCATTTGCTTTTGCATCTGTTCGCCAACCAGTTTGGAAACACTGTTTGATGCATC